CTGATGGCTAATATTTTCCCTGACATCATAATCCCTGAAACACAGGCCAGTTCTACGCCGATAACCTACGGCAAAGAATTGGTTTTTGATTTTGTTGCCGGTGACTATATTATGGAAAATGGCAATCCAAAAGTAGCTGAGGGCATTGAGGCTCTGAAAGTTTGGATTGAAAAAACAATTAGAACTGCCCGATTCCGTTTTCCTATTTACGATTTCCAATACGGATGTGAGTTGGATGATATTATAGGCTACGATCTGTCAAGGGTTGTCTTAGAGAGCGAAATACAAAGGGTTATTCGCGAGGCTCTAATTTATGATGATAGGATTACAGATGTGCGCGATTTTGTTATTGGGCGTGGTGGTGATTGGTTAAAGATATCCTTCACCGTAACAACCACATTAGCTGATACCTTTACTCAAGAGGTGAGTTATATTTGACAACTGAGAACGCTATAAAACAGAGAATGCTTAATAATACGCCTTCCGATTTAGATAGTAGGGAAGGTGCTTTTATTTATGATAGTGTTTCTCCTGTAGCTTTGGAATTAGCACAAACCTACGTAACGCTTGGAGTGAATGAGGATAAGTATTTCATTGACACTACCTATGGCACGTATTTAGATCGTAAAGTGGCAGAGCAGGGACTAACCAGAAAGCCTGCTGTTGCTGCAAGCGGTAATGTAACAATAACAGGTCAAGAGGGATCTGCTATATATATTGGAGATAAGGTTTCCAGTTCCAGTGCTGCATATACGGTCACGGAGGGGAAAGTAATAGGCATAACCGGCACTGAAACCATATTAATTGAGTGCGACATTGCTGGAATAATCGGTAATTGTCCTCCTGGTGCAATCAATTTTTTCCCATTGGCATTGCCTGGGATATCATCCGTTACAAATAACGATGCGTTCGATAATGGTTATGACGCCGAAACCGACAAAGAATTGCGGGAGAGGTATTACGAAAAAGTAAGAACGCCTCCGACAAGTGGGAATAAATCTCATTATATAAATTGGGCAAAGGAAATAGTTGGTGTTGGTGATGCTAAGGTATACCCCCTCTGGGACGGAAATGGGACAGTTAAAGTTGTTTTGATTGATTCAAACAAAACCGGGGTAGATCAATCCCTGATCGATGAGGTAGCAGAACATATTGAGGATAATAGACCTATCGGAGCTACCGTAACCGTATTAAGCGCGACTGAGTTGCCGATAGATGTAAGTGCCACATTAACGATAAGTTCAGATTATACCATAGAGCAAGTCAAGACCAATATTGAGATGGGGATAACCGACCACCTAAAAGAAATCGCCTTTATTAGTGCTTATGTTAGCTATGCAAAAATAGGTAGCATAATTATGAGTAGTGCGGGTGTTTTAGATTACTCCAGCCTATTAGTAAATGCGGGGACGGTGAATGTAACCATCGGAGATGAACAGGTAGCGGTGCTTGGAACCGTGACAATATCTTAGGAGGTGTTTTAATTGTCGATGTTATCAGATTACCTTGAGGCTGCACTAATAAATACGGTTCTCAGGGGCCAGCAGTACGCGAGTCCTGTAAAAGTCTATGCTGGGCTGTTCAAATCAGATCCAACCGATGCTGGTACTGGTGTGGAGGTCAGTGGTGGGGGCTATGTCAGGCAGGAAATAACTTTTAGTTCCCCGGTAGATGGGCAAACAATGAATACTTTAGATATTCTGTTTCCTGTCGCAACGGCACTATGGGGTACCATTACACACATTGGCATTTATGATGCACAGACCGGCGGAAATCTACTTCTTTACGGACCATTGGAATTTGAGCGAACTATTGACATATCTAGTCAGTTTAAAATACCTGCTAGTTATCTGATTATTAGACTTAAGTAGGTGAATTAGGGGATGGGAAGTGCTATACAGCAACTAACGTGGGGAGAAGTAGCTTCGTTAACATGGGACAATCTATTACCTCATCAATGGTATGATTTTAGGTTGTTTCTGCAAGAGTATTCCGGCGAAATTGAGGCGCAGGGTGTTAGTTTATTTAGCAATAATAAGTCTACTGTCGAAGCTGTTGCTGAGGCTGTAAAAATCCAAGGTATCCGAGTTGAATTCGGATTATTAAAAATGACGAATGAAGTTGAGATAATTGTTTCAACTTCCATAAGCAAAAAAGATTATTTTAGCTCAATGATGTCCTATATGCCGTTATATCACCACGAAGCCAGAATAACAAATGAACTTTTAAAGCTATACGCTGCGGAATTTAAAAGACTCGAATTTGAGGTTAATGATCAAGAGGAAAACCAATTTATAGACTCAGCCATAAGCAAAATAGATAGATGGGAAAAAGGACTAGGCATAACTCCGGATAAGAACAAAACATATGACTACCGCAGAGAGCGTATTAAGCTAAAGTTACTGACGGCAGGAACGGCAACAAAAAAACTCATAAAAGATATTGCCGCATCGTTTAAAAACGGCGAAGTTGAAGTGGTAGAGAATAATGAAAACTATTCTTTTGCTGTGAAGTTTATAAGCAAAGGAATCCCCGAAGATATGGACTATTTAAGGGCAATATTGGAATATATAAAGCCTGCCCATCTGGCTATAGAATATGACTATATTTACAGCACTTGGAGTTTGCTGCTTGATAGAACGTGGGGCGAAGCGGCACTGATGACATGGGAAGAATTTCAACTATTTGATTAGGGGCGGTGAATAAATGTTAACTACAGTAAATTACGGATTGAAAAAACCCGAACTAAATGATTACGTAAGTATAGCTGATCTAAATGATAACATGGATATACTCGATAACGTAATTGACGAAATAAATACAGATGTTAGCGAACATGTGTTAGTTGAGGCAAGTGACTTACAATTAGGACATGTGAGGGTAGACAATGAAACAATAATAATAAATCCTGACGGTGTTATTTCTACCAATATATATGAGACAATTAAAGATTTTATTGTTAAAGAAGGACAGTCTATAACTGCACAAGATGTTGTCGGATTTGTTAACGGCGGCCTCGCAAAAATTTTAGGTACCGAAAATATAGCCATTGATGTAGGAGATCCGACTGCCTTTAATAGCAGCAATACTATATATGTCTCCGCGTGCGCCTTAACTGAAACTAAGGTATTGGTTGTATATAGCAATTTAAGTGACTCAGGAGACGGAACTGCCATAATACTAACAATATCTGGTACAACAATAACACCGGGAACCCCTTTTATCTTCGACGATCTAAATTCAACGCATATTTCTGTATGCAAATTAACAGAAACTAAGGCGTTGGTTGCGTATAGGAGTGAATATTACAGCGGGGCAGGATACGCCGTAATTTTAAATATTTCCGGCACTACTATAACTAAAGGAACTGCAACACTGTTTGAGTCGGGTAGTACGGTAAATATTTCTGCTTGTAAATTAACAGAAACTAAAGTATTAGTTGCTTATGTTGATTCTGGAAATTCTGGTTACGGATCTTCTATTATTCTAAGTATTTCAGGAAATGTGATTACTCCCGGTTCTATTTATGTTTTTAGAAGCGCAGCAGTTAGTTATATTGCGTCCTGTGCCTTAACAGAAAGTAAGGTATTGGCCGCATATAATGATGTTAGTGGGGCCGGAAATGTAATTGTTTTATCAATATCCGGCACAACTATTAGTGCTGGAGGTACGTATAATTTCACCACTAACGAGGTTAGTCATATTTCAATATGCAAATTGGCTGATGACAGGGCGTTAGTAGCTTACAAAGACATTGATAGTTCCGGAAATGGGTATTTTTTTATTCCAACAGTGATTGGTACTGTTGTCGAAATCGGGAATAATCATATATTTTCCAGTTATTCACCTACAAATATAGTTACTTCCGCTATTACCGGGAATATGGTTTTAATTAGCTATTATGACAATATTAGTAATATTGGTGCAGCGATAATTATAACCATTTCCGACGCATTAATTAGATATAGCGAAAGACAGACATTTTCTGCACACACACTGAATTGCATTTTAAGCAGTTCTAGTGCGATAGTTATTTATAGCTACGGTCCCAATTTTGGCACAGCCAACATTCTAACTGGTTTTCAAAACGTATTAGACAATGTAATTGGAATAGCCAAGGAAAGTAAAGTCGGGGGAGAAGACTGCAAAGTTTCTTTAGGACCGATAACCAGCGGATTAACTGGTTTGACTGCTGGGGCGACCTATTACGTGGATGCAAGCGGTCATCTTAGTAAATATCCAGGATATTGCAAAATAGGTGTGGCTATATCAACTACGGAATTGAGGCAGGTAATACAAAAACTATAGCAAAATCAACAGGTATACAAAAAGTATACAAGTATACCGAAGTATACCTCAGTAAAATCAAGGGTTAAAAGTATACCTCTTCGGAGGTTATTTTATTTGGTTACCGGAGGTGGGGGTGGATGGATACTGAGCAGGAAATTATTTATCTACGGGGGGAGGTGGCCAGGTTGGGCGCTGATGTGTCGAATCTAACCGGCTGGCAGCACACTCAAAATGGCACGATTAACCGTGTTGATGCTAAAGTGGATAATATTTATAAAATCATGTTAGGGACCGCAGGAACAGCGGCCCTTTCTTTTTTGGGCACCATCATTACCTTGCTGGTGGTGCTTAGTACAAAAAATTAGGGGGGGTATTGCTTTGAATCAGAAAGAATTTATTGCGGCCATTGCTCCAGGAGCACAACAGCTACAAAAGGAATTCGGTATCTTTGCCAGCGCTACCCTAGCTCAAGCTTGTCTCGAAACTGGTTATGGCAAGTTTTTACCGGTTGACAAAAACACCGGCAAAAACAGTTTCAATCTGTTTGGAGTCAAAGGTACTGGCCCGGCTGGCAGCGTGCTGTGTCAGACGTGGGAAGTTTATAGCGGGGTTAAAACGACCATCGATGCAAATTTCCGGGCGTACAACAACTATGCCGAGTCGCTGAGGGATCACCACAAGGTCCTGATGGCAAACCGCTACATCCCGGTCAGACAGGCAACTACTCCGGAGGAAGCTTGTCAACAGCTGCAGAAGTGTGGTTATGCTACAGATCCCCAGTACCCGGAAAAATTGATCAGTATAATTAATCAGTTCGGATTAAAAAGTTATGACGTTATAGCTGAGCCGGTGCCAGGCCCGTTCTCTGACGTTTCCGGTGATAGGTGGAGCGCAGGCCATATCCAACGCTGCAAGGATGCCGGTTGGATGAAGGGCTTTAAGGATGGGACTTTTAGGCCTGAGGCACCCATGACGCGGGAGCAGGTGGCCGTAATTTTAGCCAGGTTTATGGACAAGGGGGTGATTTAATTTGGAACCACAAGTAACGGAACAGTCGGAACAGCCAATTAAGAAGCATGACGTTGTGGAATATACGCTGTTATTTTCTTTCGTTATGGTACTGTCGCTTATTTGCTTTATGTCATTTCAAGGCAGAGAGGTACCCGAAACACTCATAATTATCTTTGGAGGGTTGGGTACCGCGACCGGTCTTTACAAAGCGCAGCCGTTTAAATAATGTCGTTTTGGTAAAAATAACATACGCGAATTGCCTTCATGCCCTGGCCTACGCGGTCGGGGCTTTTTTTATTTTGCCCTGAAAGCAGCGTATTTGCTGGGAAAAGTTTTTAGGATTCGGTGAAATATTTATCAAAATAGTGTTGACATCCCGAATAAGGGATGCTATAATAAAAACGGGACGAAAACGGGACGAAAAAATAAGCCAGGAGGGCGAGCAAATGAAAATCAACCGCAAAGAAATTATGAAAAGAGCACACGAAATAGCAAAGAAAATGGTTGGCGACTGGTACGCAAGGTTGGCTCTGGCCCTCCGTCAGGCATGGATGGAGGCAAAAACAGTGGTAGAAAAAATCATCGATACCGCAAAAAGTTTAGTTATTGGCAAAGACTACTATGGCATTTTCACAGGCAACAACATTGACACAAAAGGCGACAAGGAAATGATTTATAACGGCGGTATCTCCTGGACAGCTAAAACAGGTGGCAAAGAAATGACCATGGATAGTCAAAAAACTACTGACGCAGCTCTGGAATATATCAACCGTCCGAGTTACAAAGTAGGTATCTAAATTAAAACTGGTTAGGTCGGGCGGGTTGCCTGGCCTAACCTAACAAAAAAAAATAATCGGTGTAGAAAGGTGGCTTTTAAATGTTTATAGTTTATAATGGTGACGTTATCCCTTTTGATGGCAAAAACATACCAGATACAGTTGCAGGTTTGCTGTGTGATTATGGACAGGAATGGGTTGTAGTCGATGCAACGGACGAGGTTGACGCATTAAGTCAGGCCGATTTATTTGACGCTGGCAGACACCCGGCAAATACGGAAATGACTTTGTTTGCTGTTACATTTACCAGTATGTATAAAAACGACGAGGAAGCAGCTTTAGCCTGGGCAGGTTGGGAAATATCGCTGGGAAAGTAGTTACCGCCTCCGAAGCTGCAGAGCTTTGGGGGTTTGATGTAAGCACAGTCAAAAGAGCCTGCCAGCAAGGCAGGTTTCACCAGCACGAAGCCCGGAAATCAGGCGGTACATGGTTGGTTACGCTGGTCGGGATGGAACGGGTTTACGGGCCAAAACCAGAATAGTTTTTTGCTGAAAATTATTCCACATGGAATATTCCACAGTGTCACTGAATAGCTTTTGAGTAACGCATTAACGAAGTTAAGAGTAACGCAAAAAAGCAGTAGGGCATTTCCAGCCTTACTGCTTTTTGTTGTTTTCGGAGGATTTTTTAAGGGTTTTAGTGGCTATGTCCTTGGCGGCCCGGTTGATGTCGTATTCATCCCGATCATAGACTTTACCTTTAAGTTTGTGCGTATCCAGCAACGAAAGCATGATAAACACCTCCGGGCATAGTATTTACTAATGGATTGTTGCATATACCTAACATGGGGGTGTTTTTTGTGCTAGACGATTTAAACCTGCCATCCGATGTTATGGAGGTATTAACGGCCATACATAAAAAGGCAAGAGTATTAAACCCTGAGTTAACGGAAGAGCTGTTTTTACATCAAATTATCGACGACTGGCTGAAGCCACTTAGAAGAACCAGAAACCACAGACCGATTACAAAGAGCAATATTGTAGTCAAGAACCGTATTAAGGAAGCTGTTAAGCTATCAGGAAAAACACAAGAGCAGGTGGCAAAAGAAACCGGTGTTAGTCGCTCATATCTAAACCAATTACTCAACGGACACTATGACACAACAATAACCACAGCTATGTTAATGGCCAGGGCCACGTATTGCACATTAGACGAGTTATTTTACATTGCCGGGGAATAATTTCCTTCGGCTTTTTTATTTTTGTGCGAATATTGGACAAGTTGGATGTCATATGTTAGGCGTATAAAACAAAAAAGTTCAGTTAGTAGAAAGTTGGGCGCAGTAAAACTGCATTATTTTTTTAACCATTGCGTATTACAAAGGGGGTGCAACGTCATACAGACCAAATTAGTGACCGTCAGGATTCCAGAAAACTTACTAGAACATTGCCAACATCGGATAAAAGAACTGTCTTTGCAATACGACATGGATATGAGTAAATTTGTTCGGTGGCTTATCCGTAATGATTCCCTATCCAGCGCGAAAGACAATGTAATACAACGTCGTACAGTAACCGAACTTAAGGAAAATATGCCGTCATGCAGTGTAATACAACCCGAAAAACCAGCTCCAGAACAGCAAAAAAACCAGCCCGAGAAGCTGGTTTGGAAGTTATAGTTACCCTATTGGGTGTTGCGTTACAACACTTTATGCGCGGGAAGTCAAAAAGATTCCTGCTTTACCTCGGAGGGAGGAAATTATTTTATGGCAATTACAATAAGGCTCGCCAAAGCTGGCCGGTCCATAGTTACCCACTTAGAGAAAAACAAAAAGTTTTATATAACCATGGGCTATTCGTTGGCAGCATCTATTTTGCTGGATCCAAGTTATGCTTTTGCAGATATTAATGCTGGTGGCCATAGGATACACGCAAAACTATGTACTATCGGCAAGTGGGTTATTGTCGTTAAGGGTAGCATAGATACAATCCAATCCATTTTAAACGGTGATTTTGCAGCAGCAAAGCAGCATTTCTGGGCTTACTTAATGTCTTTTGCCGTATTACTTGGATTACCCTGGATACTGGATCAGATTGAGGGGGTTTTTAAAGAATGAAGGAGGCGTTTAAAGAAGCTATTATTGAGGCCTTTAAATCTATGTTTAGTTCAACGTGGGTTTGGTTTCAGCATTGGCTAATAGGAGCAAGTTTTAATCTAGCCTTAGTTGGCGGAACTATTTCAGTATTGTTATATGTTGCTGGCTGGCAAAAAGGTTTACGCTGCACCGGTATTTTAGTTGTTGCTCATACGATAATTAGAACATTATTAGGTTAAAAGGAGAGGTTAATTTGAATAGTGATGAATTAGTGATTGATTTAATAGAATTGGCTAAGCGTATTAGCAAGAAGGCATTAATCCCATATTCAATAGTTTATAGGGTTTTAGAGGTTGAAACTGAATGGATGGAGGAAAACGGATTTATAGAAAAAGTTATAGATAAGGAATAACATAAACTTTTGGGGTGATAGAATGATCAACATTATCAGACCGGAATATGTTTATTTAAAATTAACCCCCAATAACTCTATCAGAAACAATAATACTCATAAATTAGCTAAATCAATAAACTCCCTCTATAAGAACCCATTGCAGAATATTCAGCGCAGAGAACTAAAATATATCAATGTTATCGGCAATGATATATTATTTAACTGTAAATATTCAATAGTAATAAATCCTAAGGTTGTTTATTTTATTTACATTGAAAAGCAAAAAATAGAATTTTACTTCATTGTCCCTAAGCATTTTTTAAGTATTATTAAAGAAAAAATTAATGATGTCTGGCCCAGCATCACGATTGCCCTGGTCGATGACATTCCATCATTCGAGGATACTTCAGTAAAACATCAATTGATTTACACAAAAGAGGATGCCCTAAGTTTAGCAACTGACAGAAGGAGCAATGAGCTTTTAGAAAGCAACTTAAATGTAGTCGATGTTATGGAGCCAGGGGACCGGGTAGGTATATTCTGTAACTTCATGCCGGTTAGTCAGTATGGATGGAGAAGCTCATATAAAACCACAATAGACACCACATCCAGAAATATGCCGGTAGATCGTAATAAGTTTGGTCCTAGCTATCTGTTTAAGGCTGCAGTTGGAATAATTTCAGATACTGCAAAAGACATAGGAGAAGCGCTTGCCGGCACTGCACCAGGTAAACTAATTAATAAGAATAACCTGCTACTTGAAACACTTAAGAATTTCAATAACTCCCGCAAAATATCAGATGCCACGGTTAAGAAGGGCAACGACATAGTTTTAAATACACAGATATTGGTTCTCAGCGAGAGCAAGGACCGACTAAGGCAGCGCAACAACGCTAAGAGCCTGGCGCAAAGCTTTGATGCAATTTCCGAGGATAATTCTTTGATACATAAGCAATATAATAAGAGATTTGATCCGCTACAATTTAGCTTAACCAGTGCAGAGGTTAATAAATTTAGTTCCGCTGAATGCTCAAATTTTATAGCTTTGCCCGGCCGTGAATTGCTTGAAAAGTACAGCTTTATCGACAAGGTGCAGACACAGGAAACACAAGTACCAGAAGACCTTCAGTATGGCGTTATGTGCCTGGGCGAAAACACGTTTAAGGGACACAAGCAAGCTGCCTACTTTAGCACAGACTTTGATTACCGGATGTTAAGCCTAGTCTTAATTGGGCCGAACCGTGCAGGCAAGTCAAAGTTTTTGGCTAACATTTCAAAGAACGCTATAGATGAAGGCGAATGTGTAATCATCCCGGACTATATTGGCAGCTGCCAGCTTAGTACCGAGATAGCAAGTTGCATCAGCAAAGAAAAAGTCCTTGAAGTTGACTGTGATAACTGGGATACACTGCAGGGCCTTGGATATAACGAGGTTCCGCATAGCAACAATCTATTCGTGCAGTACAAAAAAGCCAAAGAGCAAACAGCCCTATTAATGACCCTGGTTGATAGTATTAACTCCGATGATGCCAATTTTACCGCCAGGATGGGCCGGTATTTTGAGGCAGCTTCACTGGCCGTATTTTTGTCAGGTGGAAGTATCAAAGATGTGTTTTCGGTGCTGATGAACCATAGAGTCAGAGAGGAATTTATTGATAAGATACCAAAGGCGCAGATGGAGAACATGAGGGAATATATTGATTATTTAGACGAACTTAATCAGATAGATAAGGGTAAAGTGGCTGGAACTAAGGGACATCTTATAACCGGTGCCATTGACCGACTGCAAAAGCTGAAGGTGAACGCATACCTGGAGATGATGCTGAA